CAACCCGGCTTTTTCACCTGCTGAGGGTAGAGAGCAGGGGCACATGACGACAGGGGTAGCACGGAATGACGGGGAAAAGCAGCCGAGTGGACATAAACGAGCGGGAGACCCGACGGCTGGTCAGGCGCCATGCCGACGGGACGCTCACGCTGAAGCCGGGCGTCGACTTCACGAACCCGCCCGAGTACCCATCACGCCTGTCGGAGTTCCTGCGCAAGCGTCTGCCATCCCTGAAGCACCTCGTGCCCGGTGGCCACGCATGACCGATCAAATGACCCGCCCCACGCAATTGCCCAACAGCAGTTCACCCCCTCCTGCTGGCGATGGGGCGGGTCACCAATTGTGGGCTGAGATCAAGGCCTGGTGGCAAGGTCTCTGGACCACCGCGGCGACCGGCCCTGAGCCGCAGTTGCCTGATACCCATTGGGAGGATCTGCAGTGAGTCCGAGTGTGATCACCCTGCAGGTCAGGACGGAGGCGAAAGAGGTCGAGCGGTTGCTCGGCCTGCTGCTCGGCCTGCTGCGGTCATCACCCAGGGCTGCCGAGCTGGCTGAGGCCCTCGACGAAAGCCCGGATAGCCCGGCTGACCTCTTTGATGTTGATGCGCACACCGCACCGACAGGTGAACTCGTCGTGGCTTTTCAGCCAACCGAACGTTTGCGTCGTCTCGTGGCCGCATTCGGGGCAGGGGATGGGCATGGTCTTGGCGTCGATTGCGGCGGTGTCGACGGTGACCGTAGTGCTGATTTTCATCGCGGCGGGGCCTCCTGATGGACCGGATATGGCTGACACCATCCAGTCTATCAGCGGGGCCCCGTCGTTCTTTTGTTGGGGTGTCAGATGGCTTTTAAGCATGTATCGGCGGTGATCGAGTCGTGGTTGCCGGCAGCGGAGAAACTGGTGGCGCTGGCCATCGCGGAGAGTGCCAGCCGAGAGGATGACCAGTGCTGGTTGTCGTTGGAGCGGATCGCACAGCGCGCCTCCTGCAGTGTGCGGGGTGCCCAGAAGGTGATCCTGCGCCTCGAGCAGATGGGTGTGACCGCCCGGGTTGGCAAGAAGCCCGTCAATCGGGGTTACGTGTGGATCTTCCAGATCTACATCGAGAAGTTGCCCGCCGACATGCCGGATGAGTTCAGGGGTGAACCACGTTCACCTGTCGCGGAATGTGCCTCTGCAGACCGCGCCACTGTTGGGGAAAAACATCAAGAACCGGCCACAGGTGAACCACGTTCACCCCTGACCCCTGAACAGGGTTCGCCCGTGATTTCCGGCCTGACGGGTGAACGGAAGGACGCATGGGGCGAACAGGGTTCGGGGGTACGGGTGAACGGAGGCCCTTTGAGGGGTGAACGGGGTTCGGACAATCCTATCCTTACTAACCAAGTATCTGAACCGGTTAGTGCCCGGCACGGGCCCGGCTCAAGGCCGGCCCGGCCTGACACGAGCCCGGACGAGAGGGAGGTGCGCGTTGCCAACAGCTCGGCACGAAACCTCGGCATCGATCCGATGCGACCAGGCGAAACGCTCGCGCAGCTCGACGCGCGGATCGGCGTGGCGCAACTCGCCAGAGTCGAGGCGAGCAAGCGCCAGCATCAGGCGGCGGTGGCCTGATGGGACCGACGGAGAAAATCACCGCCGCGCACCGCGCCCGGTTTGCAGCGATGCAGGAAATCGGCTGCGTGATCTGCTCGGTGTACTTCCAGCGACCCGGCACACCCGGCCAGGTGCACCACCTGCTCAGCGGCGGTCGGCGCATCGGGCATGACGCGACGATCTACCTGCACCCGTGGTTTCACGCCGGAGAACCACCAACCACCCGGGTTGCCGGGCATATCGCGCAACTGACGATCGCAGCAGCGACCCGGGTCTACGGCCCCAGTCTCGCGCACGACCGTCCAGGATTCGAGGCCCGGTTTGGTACCGAGCTGCAACTGCTCGAGATGCAGAACGACCTGATTGCGGCGTATGAGCGGTGCGCGCGGGGTGCGGCGTGAGGGGCATCATCGTCGACAACTTTGCCGGTGGTGGTGGTGCGAGCACGGGCATCGAGGCGGCCCTTGGCCGGACGATCGACTACGCCATCAACCACGATGCGGAGGCGATTGCCATGCACCGGGCGAACCATCCGCACACCGACCACCTGAACAGCAGCGTGTGGGACGTGAATCCGCGCCGGCTGGCTGCCGGCCGTCGGGTGGATCTGGGCTGGTTCAGCCCTGACTGCACGTTCCACAGCAAGGCGCGTGGCGGAAAGCCGTTCCGGGATCGTGACGTGGCGCGACGGCGCCGCGGTCTTGCCTGGCTGATCCCGTACTGGATGCAGGCGGTGCGCCCTCGGGTCGTGATGCTGGAGAACGTCGAGGAGTTTGCCGACTGGGGGCCGCTACTGCCGGACGGCAAGATCTGCCCGCAGCGGCGGGGGATGACCTTCCGTCGCTGGCACAAGCAGATCGAGAACCTGGGCTACCGCATCGACATGCGCGAGCTGCGCGCCTGCGACTACGGCGCCCCGACCATCCGCAAGCGGCTCTTCGTGATCGCTCGATGTGATGGCGAGGAAATCGTATTTCCGGAGGCCACGCACGGCCGGAGCGCCCAGCCCATGCGCACTGCGGCTGAATGCATCGACTGGTCTATACCGTGCCCGTCGATCTTTGAGCGGACCAAGCCGCTGGCCGAGGCGACCATGCGACGTGTCGCGCGCGGTGTCATGCGGTACGTGGTCAATGATCCGCGGCCGTTCATCGTTGGCGGCGGTGCCGTGAGGAGTGGACATGTCGCGCTGGTCGCGGCATTTCTAGCCAAGCACTACGGCGGGAACGAAACGCCAGGCTGGCCGCTCGGATCACCGATCAGCACCATCACCACGGTCGACCATCACGCTCTTGTGCAGGCCTTCCTCGTCAAGTTCTACGGTAACGAGCGGGACGGATGCCGCGTCAACGAGCCAATGCACACGGTCACCACAAAAGACCGGTTTGGGCTGGTTACCGTCCACGGCGAGCCCTACCGAATCGTCGACATCGGTATGCGGATGCTCACGCCTCGCGAACTGTACCGGGCGCAGAGCTTCCCGGAGACATACATCATCGACCGTGGGCTGATGGACGACGGCGGCATTGTCCCGCTGACCAAGACCGCGCAAGTACGGATGTGCGGCAACAGTGTCGCGCCAGCGGTGGCCGAGGCGCTGGTGCGGGCAAACATGATCGGGCATGAAAGCGTGAGGGCGGCGGCATGAGAGAGCAGACCGCCACCCCGGAAAAGGGCGGGGTGTTTACCTGCCCAGAATGCACCCGGTTCTACACCCGCGCCAACGACCAGGAGCGTCGGTACCACCTGGCAGTGCGAATGCTGGTGAGGAACGCCTGGCCGAACCGGGCGCAGTGGGCTGAGGAATTCGAGAAGCTGACCGGCGAATCGCTCACCGAGTACACCGCGCGGATGCGCCGCGGTGAAGACCAGAAAACCACGAGGGACAGTCGATGAGAAGCGGATTGCCAGACTCGGATATGTCGGCCGGTCAGTCCAGCAGGGCTACCAACGGCGCCGGCCCGGTGAAGATCCTGCGGCCCGGTGATCCCGGTTTCCCGAAGTACGAAGACGCGCCGGCCCAGACGCGCAAGACCTGCCAGCATCCCGGCTGCACCACGGTCTTCGAGCCATCGGCGGCCCAGCGGAAATACTGCGCGGATCACGGCACCAAACAGGCCGAGCAGGCGCGGTACTTGATCAAGAAGGGCGCCGCGCCGGCTGCGCGAAAGCCGGAAGCCAGCAAGACCCGCCGCTGTTTCCAGTGCGGCAAGGACTACGTGCCGACTGGCAACGCTCAGCGCACCTGCCCGGACTGCAAGAGCAAGGCGATCCCGCCAACGAAGCCGAAGACCCTCAAGGACATCGTGGTCGGGAAGGCTGAAGTCGAGCCGACGCGCGATCTCCCGGATCGCGCTGCTGATCCCTTCAGTGAACAGGTCGGCGGCGACCACTACAAGGCGCTTGCCATCCAGCCCATCGAATACTGCCAGCGCAATGGGTTGAGCTACTGCGAGTCGAACGTCGTCAAGTACGTCACCCGGCACCGCTTCAAGGGCGGCTCGCAGGACATCCTGAAGGCGATCCACAACCTGCAACTTCTGTTGAAGATGGAGTACCCGCAGGGATGAGGCCAGGCGTCACTGCAGCGGCAGCTACCCGCGCCAGGCGCAAGGCCATGCGTGAGCGGTGGGAGAACCTGCTGGCCGCGCACCTGAAGCTCAAGGGGATCACCGGCTGGGAGCGCGAGCATCAGTTTGCCCAGCATATCGGCCGTCGCTGGCGGTTTGATTTCGCGTTTGAGGATCTTCACCTGGCCGTGGAGGTGGAGGGCGGTGAGTGGGTCCAAGGCCGGCATCAGCGGCCAGCGGGGTTCAGGGAAGACTGCGACAAGTACAACGCCGCAACCGAATCAGGCTGGCGGGTATTGCGGTACGTGCCCTCCCAGATCAGGACCGGTGAAGCGGCCAATCAGATTCAACGAATTGTCGACAACGCAACCCGATCAATGGCGGCGTCGTCATGACTGGCCTTCAGGCGCACAGAGCATTGGCAGAGGATCTGCGCGAGGCTGATCTTCGCCTTCGGGCATGGGCAGACTGGGCACGCTCGGGCCGCATGAACATCGGCTGGCCGCGTTTATCGATGACCGCCCGCATGGTCGAGTGGAACCGCGTCGGTATTCGTCCAGATGGCGGGCTGCCGCCGCCGACCATCATCCCGGATGAGATCGCCGCAATCGACGCCCTGGTGGCAAAACTACCCGAGCCACAGCGTAACGTGATCGTGATCCATTACACCTATGACGACCCGCGTGAGGTGAAGATTCGGCGAGCGAAGATCAAGCGCGATCAGTACCGGCGTTATCTCGACTACGCCCGCTGGGCTATCCGACTCGGGCTGATGGTCAAATAAATGTTGCTGCGCCAATTTACGGGGGTAAGGTCGGCAACGGCTGGTGGTGTGCCCATGGTGCTCAGGTGATCAAGGTCGATGTGCGCGCCGACATCAGTGGGGCACTGCGCAAGCTGAACGTGACCGCAGAGCAGGCCCGCAAGGCCATCCCTCGCGCCTTGAACAAGGTCGCCACAACGGCCCGTGCCGAGGCTGCGCGCGAGATCAAGCAGGCGGGCTATGGGCTGAAGGTCGGGGCGATCAAGAAAGCGATCAAGACCATTCGTGCCACCAAGCACGAACTGAGGGCGATCGTCAGGGCCAGCGGCAGCCCGATACCGCTGATCGAGTACGGCGCAAGACAGACCCGCAAGGGCGTCACGGTATCCGTGCTACGGGGGCGCAAGCTGATCCCCGGCGGCTTTATCGCCACC